TACATTTCAACTGCTTGCTCTTTAGATTCGTCTGTCCAAGCCATTTTTCTTCTCCTATATTTTTTGTTATTGCGCATGAACTCTGGCATACCAAATGCCCACCCTGTGGTGTCTCGCATTTGTTGGTAATATCTGTCGCTCATATTTGCTTGTTTTTGTTTATAAATATATTATAATAAAATTATAACCATTTGTCAAGAACTATTTTTTAGTATCTTTAACAAAATGCTATTATTTTAAATGTTTCTCTAGGGCGTTTAACATATCTACTGCTTCTGCAAGTTTTGATAGTTCTGACTTTATCGATTCCATGACATCAGGGTGTTCCCCAATACCTACTGAATTTCTCATATAAACTCTACAATTAGCTCTATGATATGCTATCTGTCCTTTTAAGTGTTCTCTTAAATCTTCGTACATTGATTGTGTCTCCTATGTTGGGTTTTTCTTTCCCAGTCCTCTATTGCATTTTTTATACTACCCTCTGCTAAAACTGAGCAATGCAGTTTTATAGGAGGTAAGTTTAAAGCTTCTGCAATATCTTTGTCTTTAATAGACTTTGCTTCTTCTATTGTCTTGCCTTTCAGCATTTCTACGAACATTGTAGAACTAGCAATAGCACTACCACACCCGTAAGTCTTAAACTTTATGTCAACGATGCGTTCGGCGCTGTCGAGTTTCAACTGTAATTTCATTACGTCACCACACGCAGGTGCGCCAACCATCCCTGTTGCTACATTCGGTTCTTTTGGGTCAAATCGACCAACTGAATGAGCTTCAGGGTTTTCTAATACTGACTCAAACCTTTTTACTACTTCTTTGCTATAAGCCATTACTTAATCTCTATTATTCCTGTAACAAAGCCTCGAATAAATCCTTCGAGCCTATTTGGTACGATAAATGTTATTATTAATAATGGAAAAAACACTAAAAATATAAAAAATACTATTAGTGTAGATAAAATTGGTTTGTCTATCATTATGTTATCTGGTGCTATTTGCTTTACTAATTTGTAAGATGGCCACCAGATAGAATACATTGCAGCGAGCGTACCCGATAAGTATACTGCAGCAATAATCTGCCATATTTCCATTTCCTAGCCTCCTTTTATAGATACTTTTGCAGGTGCTCCAATTTGCCCATTTCATATGTTGCTAAAGGATAATACTTGCCTGCAAAACTTAAGTGAGGAAAATAACTACCTTTTAAATCATCTTGTCCACACTCAATCGTGTAGCATAAGTATAGTCTATACCCTCTTTCTTCTGCCTCTTCAGCCCATAATTCTTTTTCAACAAGTGCAGGATAATTCTGTCGAACTGCCCATATCTTTTCTCCAATTTGAAACTCATCTGCTACACACTGTTCTGGTAGCATTGCGTTTCTGCGTCCCTCGTAATCGGTCTGAGCAAGTTTCTGTGGAATACCTACTCTATCGATTATTGCTTTAATGAAAGCTGGTGAACGATATAAACTTTTAGCTATATCTGATACATTAGCTCCATCCAAGTAGAAGTTTACTACTTGTCTAATCTCCATCTCTGTTGCGCCTTTGCCTTTATTTTGGGCTTTGCGTCTTTCTCTATAAGCTACCGTATCTAAATGGTCTTCAATAATTTTATTGAGCCTTGTAGTATTATAACTTATATTTAATATACTACATGCTTCTTTCTTAGTTATGGGCTTACTATCATTAAGTAAATCTATTACATGCTGTACATTTGTTTCTGTTAAATTTTCGTGCTTTCGCGTCTTTATAGCCATCTACGCTCCTAGTATATAAATTATAAATATGTATGTTAAAATATGAAGATACTGGTCTAAACCATGTAATCCCCAATATAGTTTATTTGAGTTGTTTAGTTTATAAATTCTTTTAATATTATTTTTGACATAATCAATATGATAATGTAAATAGCCATCTAAAAATGCCAAGTATAATGCTGCAAACCAGTTACTAAAGAATATTAGTACTACAAAGGTTCCTGCTACGTGGTGTGATGCGTGAACTAAACCTCCACGCGCACCGTATGTTCCTTTGTCTTTCCAAGGTTTCTGCATAAGATAATCAGCAAAAGTATGCTTTAGCATTAATAATAAAAATATTAATACTATTTCTTTATCCATTATTACCATTATTATACTGCTCAGTATAACTTGATTCTTTGTTTTCTCCTAAAAGAAATATTGCATAGTGAATTATTTTTAATAGGTCTGCTGGATTATGTCCATTCTTTTTTCCATAACGCTGTGCATATTTAATTATATTACCTATACAAAAGCCTTCTCCATGACCTGCATCAAATACAAACTCTGTGGTTTGAAACTTACTCTTACCATAGTGTTGCGTATAAGTACTATCAATGTACTCTTTTAGTTCTTGAAGTACTGTGTCTTCATTAAATTTATATTTAACCAATTAACTCCTCCAGTGCGGTATAGCCACCTATATATTCCCCATCTTTAATTATTTGAGGAAAGGTTCTAGCACCTGGAAATTTCTCTCTCATTTCTGAAAATCCATAGTCCACATCTAGTTGCTTATATACTACTTCGAAGCCTTTTCGTTCTGCTAAACCTTTTGCCATATCGCAATAAGGGCAGTTATCTTTTCCATAAATCTCTATCATCTTGTTATCCTTTTTTCGTAATCAGCATAGTCTTCGTTCCACCAATCAGGCTTCTCACGATGTGACCATACTGCAAATGTTGCTTTATCTAAATGATAATAGTCTCTATAGCTTTGTATAGGATTATCATAATCTCTTAGTTCTTCAGGCATAGCAATACCAAACTTTGTAAAGCCTACACGAGGTAAGTTCTTTGGGTCTGGTAGTTTATTTACTACTTGTTCTACTGATTTGTGTAGTTTTCCATATCGGTAGTGGTATTCATCATTCAATGCGTTAGCATAGCAATGAACCCACTCATGGTTATCCAATGACTCTCTTGCCCAGATTGTGCAAGGATGATTGTACATCATTGGTAGGTAGGGGTAGGGACGTTCCTCAAGAGGTAAGTGTTTGATTTCAGCTTTTGCTTTATTCATCACTTCTCTCTCATCTGCGTTAAGAGCTCGAGGAACGAACCCTAGTAATTCATCTATCCATATAGTAGTGCATAAGATTTGAGCAGCCTCTAGCGGCATTTTGACAATATGCTTGTCAACATGATACTGGGCTGCTTTATCTAAATCTTCATCTAAGTAAAATAAATTCATTACGAAATCCAGCATTTATACTGAGGACATTCTCCACTATCTTTGTGAAGTTTAGACCCACAGTGTTTGCACTCTCCGTAATGGTAGTCTTCAAAAGTTTTGGTTTCTGAGTTCCACATATTTACTTTTTTGTGTTCTTGGTGTTCTGTATTTTTCATATGTATATTATACTAAAATTATGAACATATGTCAAGAACTATTTTTTCGTTACTTAGGTTTCTTTTATTTTTTGCCCATAGCCTGAGCACCAAAGAATGCCGCAACAATACCAGCAACTGCCACAAAGTAGGTAGGAGCCATATCCCCTAGAGTTTCCTGTGCTTGGTCTAATCCGACCAAAGATGCAACAACAACTGCAAAGGGATATAATAATAGTCCACCTAAAGCGAACCAAGTCATATTTCTTTGAGCATCACGCATCGCATCTGCATCTTCGAGTTCTTTTCTTTTGAACTCTAAATACATTGCACGTTCTTCCTCTGTTACTACTCCGTCACCATTGGTATCGGCGGGATGATAGGTATTATTGACTTCTTCAGCCACCGTGCTTATCCTTTGCTTTTCCAATGTTTAAAGCTAATAAATCTACAAACTTATAAAGTTTGCCAATCATAGCATCGTCCTTTGGTGTCGGTGTTGACGCCGCAATTAAACTAGCAACTGTTACTATAAGAGTAACTGTACTTACTATTTCCATTATCATAGTATTCTCCGCTCTGTAAAGAGCCTTGCCCTTCGATTAGGGACTTCCTTGATAAGATACTATAGAGTGCAACCTAATGTCCTCCCATCTTTTCTCATCTAGTCTATAACACACTATCGTGTCATTGATTTGTTGATTCACTTTACTACTTGTGAAGGACTCCATAAGAGTACAAGGTATTGTATACTCTTTCTGTGAGTTATCTGATATAAAAGTTATATCTACTACGTCCCTCTGTAATAATTCTTTTAGTTCTGTAAACATTTTTGACCCCGGCTCTTTTTGCGTCTATGAGGATTGCTTCCTCTCTAATTTTCCATCTTCTTTCCGATATAGGCTTTAGCATCCATAAAAAATCGCTCATATACCTGTGTGTTCTTCTATTGTTGCTATTCTATCTTCCATATGTTCTAACCAGTCTTCGACTTCTTCAAATCGTCCTTGAACTACTGGATTTTTGTCAAAAAACTTAGCACCTTTATTCATTACTCTATAGTAGTGCCAGTCTTTTAGGTATTGTACTATTTTATTCCACATTATTCAATGCTTCCGGGTCTGTTACTTTTTCATAGTATACTACTACTTCCTTGAGTTCAGTAATATACCTTTTTAATTCTTGCATGTTGTAGGACATTAGTTCATAGTCTGGTATAGACATAGCTACAAATACTACTTGTCCATGCTCTTTTGTTAATCTTTCGTGAAACTCATTTATATTTTTATCACTCACTACATACCACATAGGGTCTTTGAGGTCTATTTCTCTTGGTAATACAGGCTGAGTAATCAGTCTGTCCATTGGTTTTGCTGTTACTTCTATCTGCTTAGTTGGAAGTAGACTGCAACTCGACGCCATCATCAAGGCTATCAATGGTGCGGCTAATT